GGAAGATATACATCGTCTTGAAGACTGGGCTATAAACGTCTTAGACAATTCTTTCAACCGCACTGCGTCTACTCTTAAATCCAAACAGTTTTATGACGACTTTACTGAAACCAGTAATCTAGGAACTATTAATGGTTACTGGACGGGCACTACCAAACTAAGTGTTAGTGCTACAGGCGGCGCACGCACTTCAGATAAAAGTGTCACACTACTTCACAACGACACAGAAGGGTTTAGTTTAGGGCATTACGAAGTAACTTTTAACGTCACGCAAAGCGGAGGCGATGATATAAATAGCGCAGTTCCATTTTCAAGTAGAAACCGTATTGAGTTAGTAACCAGAGATACTGACACTACCGCAGATAGTAATGACAACTTAAACAAACAGAGGTTTGCTGTATCGAAAGGTTTTAATAAATTTAGATTTACTTTGTTCGATGACGGAACCACTCCAAACAAAGAACCATCTATAACATTGATATTTTATAGAAAAGCTCTATTTAATGTTGAGATTTCAAACATACAGTTAAGACATTTTACAAATGCAGATGGCGACGCGAATGCTCATGTAGAAACTTGGTATGACCAGTCTGGAAATAGCAGACACGCTACCCAGACAGACACAAGTAAACAAGGGCTAATAGTTGAGAACGGGACTTACTTAGAGGGAGTGAAGTTTAATGGGTCTTCTCAATACTACGACTTTGATAATGATATTGCGCTATCTCGCGGAACGCCTTTGTCTGTGTTCTGTCTTCAAGATGCAGTGAACAGCACAAACGATTTCACATTAGGTTCTCAAGGTTCTAATAGAGGTATCAGCTTTAAGAATAATAAAGTAAGTTACTACTTTTCAACTAATACAATAAGTATTGACGCTCCTACTTCTGTAAATGGAATGACTCAGTTCGCTGTGATTCATGATGGAACGGAAACAGGCACTAATGTAAGAGCTTATCGTAATGGCGCAGAGATTATAGACTCGTCTCCAGATTCAGACATGGGAAGTAAACAACATGCTGTTTCGATAAATTATTTGGGAACGAGAAACACTAACGATTACTTCACTGGCAAAATTAAGGAGCTAATAATTTACACAAAAGATCAGACCGCCAATCGCCCTGCTATTGAAGCTAACAATGCTAATCAATACAATTTAACACTTTCATAATTTATGCACAAAACTGCTAAACAGATATATGGCTCTCTTGAAGGGAATCGCTATCAATATATAGATCGCGCGCGTAGTTGCTCAAAGCTCACACTGCCGTATGTTATGCCCGAAGAAGGGTTTGGTTCGCATTCTAGATTAGATACACCATTTGCGAGCGTTGCGGCACGAGGGGTAAACAACCTCGCTTCTAAATTATTGTTGGCCTTACTCCCGCCCAACGCTCCTTTATTTAGACTAAATGTTGATAACTACGGAATGCGCCAAGAAGGCACGCCCGAAGAAGTTATTAGCAGCATTGAGGCTTCGTTACAAAAAGTAGAAGAAGCAGTCATGGACGAAGTGTCCCGTGAAAGCTATCGCTCTGCGCTGCACGAAGCGTTAAAGCATCTAATTATCACTGGAAATGTTCTTCTCTACATGCCCGATGAGGGCGGTATTCGTGTCTTCCATTTAGATCGTTATGTGGTTGAGCGCGACCCAATGGGACGTGTAGTCCACATAGCAACCAAAGAGACTATTGCTTACTCAGCTCTTACAGAACAAACGGAACGACACGGGCGCGCACACTTGCGGATAGCCCGAACGGAGCTATTACACAAGGCAACGCTCAAGATGTCAGCGTCCTACAGCTCAATAAATTCAATGATTTTCGCGTAGCGCAGGAAACAATGAATGGCATTAAAGATCGTCTAGGTCACGCCTTCCTGCTTACTAGCGGTGTTGTTCGTAATGCGGATCGTGTCACAGCGGAAGAAATCCGTATGTTAAGTATGGAGCTAGAGTCGTCGCTTGGCGGTTTGTATTCGCTTCTAGCTACTGAGCTTCAGCTACCAATGGTCACTAGATTGATGGAGGTAATGAACAAAAAGAAACGCTTGCCAAAGCTTCCAAAGGACGTCATAAATCCTGTAATCATAACTGGTGTAGAAGCCCTCGGCCGTGGACACGATTTACAAAAACTCGATTTATTTCTTGCAGGTGCTGCACAAGTGGTGGGCGCACAGGCCGTCGCGCAGTATGTCAACGTGGGCGAATACTTCAAACGCCGTGCTACTTCTTTGGGCATCAAGACGGTTGGTCTAGTCAAAACACAAGAAGAAATGGCAGCCGAAATGCAAGCTCAACAACAAGCCTCGTTACTAGAGAAAGCCACTCCAGCTGGCGTCAAAGCATTTTCAGATCAAATACAAGCTCAACAGCAAAACCAACCAGTAAGCGAGGAATAAGATGGCTGAACTACAGCAAATAAACATAAACGAACCAACAGCCGCCGAACAAGAAGCGGCCGAAAAGAACGCAGCTTTGGAAGAAGAAATAGCCAAGGCTGCTTCAGCAGAAGCTGAACAAGTAGAGCAGGAGGCCACTGAAGAGCCTTCTGAGGGCGATCGACCAGAATGGTTAGATGAAAAATTTAAGTCGCCAGAAGACCTAGCAAAAGCTTACAAGGAGCTTGAAAAGCAGCAGTCTAGAAACGCTGAACGTTCTAAGTCGAAAGGCGAAGAAGAACCAGCTCCTGCTATCAACGACGCTATCACCAAGGCTCAAGAAGAGTTTGCCGAAAGCGGCGAGCTGACTGACAAGATGTATGTAGAGCTAGAGAAGGCTGGCATACCTAGTTCGTTTGTGGATGCTTACATAGCAGGACAAGAAGCTATGGTAACGTCGCAAGCTCTGGACATTCAGCAAACCGTTGGAGGCCGTGAGAACTACGAAGCTATGACTGAGTGGGCGCAGGAAAATCTAAATGATTCTGACATTGATGCCTATGACGAGATAGTGACTAGCGGCTCTGTAGAACAAGCAAAGATGGCTGTTCAAGGCATGTATGCGAGGTTTCTTAGCGGTGGTGGTAGCCCTCCAAATCTTACACAAGGCTCGACCAGTGGAGACGGCGTTAAGCCCTTCATGTCAGCTGCTCAAGTCACTGAGGCTATGAGTGACCCTCGTTACTCAAAAGACCCAGCTTTCCGCGATACAGTCGAGAAGAGACTCGCTGCATCAAACGTCTTTTAATAAGGAATAATCTTATATGAGTATAGAACTAATTGCCATGCTAGGTGGCGGCATAAGCGGCTTCATAATGAAGCTGATTGCCTCACAAGCAGAAGCTCAAGCCCGAAACTTTGAGATGATGCTTCGCAAACAAGAAGCTGCCGATATTTCAGCAGACAGAGCCAGCGCACGTGGTGGTGTTTGGATACGGCGTATCTTTGTAGGCTTTATTCTATTCGCAGTTATAATAGCACCTTTTATTCTTTCGCTGCTAGACACCCCTGTTACTATTGAAAAAAATAGTGCAGGTGGTCTGCTTAGTTTTCTCGGTCTTAACTTTACTGGCTGGCAATCTCTTGATGGGTTTGTTTTGTTGCCAGAAGTTCGCCAAGCCATGCTCGCTATTATCGGATTCTATTTTGGAAGCTCTCAAGTTAAATAATGTCCAAGCCCAGACGCAAAGGCGTAAGCCTTCGCAAAGAACACAAATCGTCAAAAGGCGGTCTCACAAAAAAAGGGCGTGAATATTACAACCGAAAAACAGGGTCTAATTTAAAAGCTCCACAACCCCAAGGGGGAGCACGTAAACGATCATTTTGCGCCCGTATGAGTGGCGTGAAGGGGCCTATGAAGGATTCCAAAGGTAGACCGACCCGTAAAGCTCTCGCCCTTCGTAAATGGAAATGCTAATATGATAGGAAATATAGGAAACATCGCCGCTGGAATGAGAAGTATTTACCAGCGTCACCCCACATTCGTTGCTCATAGACGTAACCTCGCTATTAAAAAGAAAAGAGATTACGAAAGAGCTGAGAGAAAAAGAAAAATCTTAGCTCAGCGTAATCAATAACAATTATGTCTCTATGAAAAACTGCGGATGCGATAAATGTATGAAAATGAAACGTAAGCAACTTGCTATAGGTAAGAAAAAGAAAAAGAAAATGGGCTACTAAGCCTTTAGGCATGAAAAAAGCCGCTCTTACCAAACGACAACAACTCTCTATGAAGCGACACAAGAAGCATCATTCCTCTAAGCACATGAAACTTATGGAGAGAGAAATGAAAAAAGGCATGTCGTTTACTAAAGCTCACGCCTTAGCTATGAGAAAGGTAGGTAAATAGTATGGCCAAGATATGTCCCAAAGGTATTGCTTGGGCAAAGCGCACCTTTGATAAGTATCCCTCTGCTTACGCAAACATGGCAGCAAGCAAATACTGCAAAGACCCTAACTATGCAAAAGGCTCCAAGCGCAAAGGGTTGAAGATTAGAAAGAAAAAGTAATGGGTGAGCTTGCAAATTGGAGACGGCAAAACTGGGTCAGAATCGGAACAGACGGATCGATTAAAGGAGCTTGCGGAACGTCTAAGAACAAGAAAAATCCCGACCGTTGCCTTCCGATGGCTAAAGCTAGAAGCTTATCCAAAGCTGAACGCGCAAAGACTGCTCGCAAGAAAAAGCGAGAAGGATCAAAGGGAAAACAATTTGTAGCAAATACAAAAAAAGCTAGAGTTAGCCTTAAAATCAAAAAGTAAAATGCCAAAACATAAATACTCTTCCAAACAAAAGAAGTTAGCTGCTGTTGCCGCGCCTCGCGACAAGATCACAGGAGCTGACCTCAAATCTCTTCGTATTCGCAAGAAGAAGAAATAACTTTCGTCTCAAGACTAGAGACATCTATGCCCCGTGAGCGGGACAACGTAGTTGCAACTATTCGGAAGGACAAAAACTAACCTAATTAAACTCAACAAAAGGAACAATTATGGCTCTTACAACTGCCAATCCAGCATCCCGCGTGGGTGCAAAACTGGGCGGTTCTGACAAAACAGAACTGTTCTTAAAATTGTTCAGTGGCGAGATTCTTACTGCGTTTGAGACTAATACGGTTATGAAAGACCTTCATACCGTTCGCACAATCTCTAACGGCAAGCAATCTAGCTTCCCAGTTTCGGGAATTGCTAGTGCTAACTATCACGCTGCTGGCCAATCACTGTATGCAAATGCTGCTACAGCCCTAACCGAGTTCCAACAAACAGAGAAGATCATAAGCATCGACGACATGCTTATCGCTTCGACGTTTGTTGCTGAAATCGACGAGCTAATGAACCACTTCGACATCCGAAGTGTATACTCAGCTGAGTTAGGCAAGGCACTTGCTAAACGCTTCGACATTGCAACTCTGAAGACTCTCTTCGCTGCTGCAAACGCCGATGCAAACATAAGTGGCGAAACCGCTTCTGGAACTGTTATTGACGAAAGTGGAACTGGTGCAGGTCTCGACACAGCTTCTAAAGTAATCGACGCTCTGTATGCCGTAGCTACAACTCTGGACGAAAACAACGCCCCAGAGGATGGACGCTTCGCAATCCTTGCGCCTCGCACTTACTACGAGTTAATCACAGCCGACAGCACTGCTGTTGTGTCTCCAGCTATCAACCGCGACGCGGGTGGTGTTGGATCGATTGCTTCAGGTATAGTTCCACAAGTTGCTGGCATCAGCCTCTTCAAGTCGAACAACTTCCAGTCAATCGCTGACGAAGGCAACATCTCTGTTGCTGGCTCTGGTAGCTCTAACGACCAAACCAACGCTGACAACGACGATGGTGCTGTTGCATCTGGCACAACTGCTGGAACACGTAACGACGTCCACGACGACAACGTTGCTGGTTCTACTACTAACGGTGTTGGATACAACACTGACTTCAGCAAACTGAAGAGTGGTTCTGGTGCGACTGCCCAATACGGCATCCTCGCTGGAACTCGTGAAGCAATCGGAACGGTCAAGCTTCTTGATCTTTCGGTTCAATCCGAATACCAAATTGAGCGTCAAGGAACACTCATGGTTGCCCGTTATGCAATGGGTCATGGTGTCCTACGCCCAGAGTGCGCTGTAGCTGTCAAGGTTACTAGCTAATCTAACCCTCAACTGGCTCTCACCCCTTCGGGGGTGGGGGTCTTTTTTTATATATGCCTACTCTTACAACTAAACTTGAAGCAGTAAATTCTATGCTAGGTCACATTGGGGAAAGCCCAGTGAATAGCATAAGCGACACCAACGCCTTACCCGTTTCGGCGGCCACAGCTATATCTGTTCTAGATGAAATCAGCAGGGAAGTTCAAACTGAGGGTTGGCATTTCAACACCGAAATAGACGTCACACTTCCCGCAAACGGCGGGGCTATTTCTGTCCCTAGTGACGTTATTCAAATAGACGCAAAAGACAAATCTGTTGATATCGTTCAACGCGGATCGACCTTGTTTGATCGCAAGTCAAACAGCTCGACCTTCTCCAATGACCTCAAGGTAAACCTTGTGCGTCTTCTTGACTTTACTTCATTACCCGAAACAGCGAGACGCTACATAACGCTAAGAGCTTCTCGCGTCTTCCAAGGCCGTATGGTTGGAAGCCGTGAGCTAGAAGCTTTGATCGCACGCGATGAGTTCGTAGCGCGCTCTCGTTTAGAAGAATCTGATTATGGCAGCTCTGACAGAACTATATTTGACAACTTCGATGCTGCTTCCAGAATCGGACTCAATAGAAATTACGAACTGCTATAATGCCTTTAGTAAACACATCTGTTCCTAACCTTATACAAGGTGTATCTCAACAGTCAGATGCAACACGCTTTGCTGGTCAATGTGAGGAGCAGGAGAACGCTTTTA